GCGTGAGCGTACTGGTAAGTCTGCTCGTATTAAAGAGCGTCTTAACTAAGGTATCGCTAACGCGACATCTAAAAGTTAATAGCAAACAAGGGGTTGGCGTGATGCCAGCCCCTTTTTTTATGCCCTTGTCCACGGATTGGCTACGCAGATTTTTTTGTGGTCAGTTGTAGGCATTAAAAAACCCGCCGAAGCGGGTTAGAGCCAGAGTTGGCCTTGGGACGTTTTGGGGCCTCCACGGGCAGGGTGGGGCGGTACGGGATTTACTCTGCCTGGGCACATGATTATATCGGTTACAGTTTCTAAGGATTTGAAGGTACACCCACAGTTTATGTTCTGGCATTGATTGTATCGTTCTTTTGTGTTCTCAGAGAGCACAACACTGCTGCGAGTGTGTGCAGCATGAGAGCACTTTGGACAATTCATCATTTAGGATTCGCCCTGTTGATTATTTAACTTGATCATACCTACTGATTATCCAAAAGGATAATAAATATTACTATTGTAAGCTTGAGTCCTCGATTTTAACCTCAAGTTCGATATTGGTTGTATACCCGCTGTCCGCGCTCAGGCTGTGCGTCAGCGTTGTAATAATCCATTCCGCGGCATCTATCTGTTGTTTAAAGCCACTGACCTTAACCGGCATTTCCGTATAAAGCTCAGCGCGCCCCTTTGCCAGCTGGATTGAGAACGTTGCCACACCACGCTGCAGGCGTTCCCACTGCATTTTGGCCGCCCGTTCGGCGTTGCCCCGGTTCGCGTAAGTGCGGCTAAGTACCAGCACGTTCTCGTCCGTGCCGATCAGGTAATCGCCCTGTTTTGCCTCCGGCTCCTTTTTCTTCTTCGCAGTGGTTTTACGTCGCCTGCGCTTCACCTTCGCCACCGGCTTCTTTGTCGGTTCGCGGGTGTGCAGCCAGCTGGCAATAACGCCGGTGTAGGCGTCCCGGTCCGCCAAGGTGAAGCGGTGGCCGTCTCCGTCCCTGCGCTGAAGGGTGATAACCGGCAGCGCTCTGCCGCTTGCCGTCTTTCCCTGGCCCTGCCGGATAAATAGCAGATTACCGTCCTTGATGCAGGCAACCGCTCCGCACTGTTTAGCCAGGCGCATCATAAAGCTGGCGTCTGATTCGTTGGTCTGATCGAGGTGGTCAATATCCATCTTTGCCATATCCTCACCCATCGCCATTTTCAGCTTATGCCGCCCGGCCACCTCACGGACAATTTCGCCCACGCTGGTTTTGTGCCAAGACTTTTCACGCTTCGTGTTAAGCGTCTGCCTGAAGTCCGCGCTGCGCGCCCGCAGCGTCAGGCGGTCCGGCGTGCCGCTGTGTTCGATTTCGTCAACGGTATAGTTGCCTTTCGGGAAAAGCGGCGCATCCTGCCAGCCCAGCGACAGGGAAAGCACCACACCACGGCGCGGCAGCTGCAGCTGGCCGTCCGCGTCGTCCAGCTCGATGTCCAGCTGGTCCGCTTCAAAGCCCCGGTTGTCGGTAAGCGTCAGGCTCAGCAGGCGCTTTTCCAGCTTCTGCGTGATGTCTGCGCCGTCCATCGTCAGCCGGAACGCCGGTGAGTTCTGCTGGCCGTTAATCCACGGGGTTGTCATCATGAGAATAACCCTCCCGCTGCTGCACTGACCTTACCGGCTGCGGTAACTGCTGCGCCCTGCATGGCAGACAGCTGATCGCTGAGGCTGCCGAACATTTCCCCCAGTGATTCATCGGTGCGCTTCAGCGTCAGCGTGAATTCAATGCGGCGGCACACGCCGCTGCTGAAGAACTCCGCTTTGGTCTGACTCAGGCTTTCAATCACGAACATGCCATAAATCGTTCCGCTGCCCTCAATAAGCGGCCACGCGCGGCCTAGCTCTGCAATCTGCTCCAGCGCAAACAGCGACAGCCTGCCGCCGGTAATCTCCGGCAGTAGCACGCCGGAAAGTGTCAGCGTGTCATTGTCCGGGCCTAAGAACTGCAGCGACGGCCTCACTCCTACGCGGCTGTTTGACGGGAAACGCCAGCTGCGCTGATACTGCAGTTCCTGATAGGGCACCGTCCTCAGCATGAAAACAAATAAGCCCAGCGTCATCATCATTCCTCAAATCCTCCCCTGTCCCGGTAACTGCTGCGGGCGCGGGCCTGCGCCTGCCGCTCTTTTGCCTCTATCCTGCGCATCACCTCATCAACCAGATCCTGCTGGCTCTGACCCGGCTGCTGCACGATGGTGAAGGAGGCGTGAATCTGCGGCGCAGCTGCCTGTGTAGCGCTGCCACTCATGCGCGGTGCTTCCTGCCGGTACGCCTGAACCGGCAGGCTGAGCGGGTGCAGCGGCTTCGCCTCCGCCGTTGCTCCGGCGCCGCCCAGCGTCAGCGCCGCCAGTGCAGCCAGCCGTGCGGTGCTCCGGCGGCTGGTTACGTTCGCCGGACCGCTGACCAGCTCCGGCCCGTTCTCACCGGCCACGCCGAACTGCCCGGACGGGATGAAACCGCCGCTGTCGTACATGCCCGCAAATCCGGGGAACCCGCCCGGCGGCAGGGATACACCGCCACCCGCTTTTACTGTTGCCGGGCGCGGCAGCTGCGGCCCGCCGGTCTTATCACCGCCCGGCTTAAGAAAGTCCGGCAGGTAGTCGGTCAGTGACGACAGCTTGTTTTTAATCGCGTCCCACTTCTGGCTGATACCCGCCATCAGCCCGTCAATCATCTGTGAACCGGCCTCCTGAAAACGCGCGGGCAGGGCCTTCGCGTCGGCGACAATCTCACCCCACTTAGTGCTGATGTAGGTGCGGATGGCGGTCCAGACGCTGCTGACCTTTGTGCTGATAGCGTCCCAGATGGCGGCAAGCTTTGGTCCCAGCGTGTCCCAGTTCTGCCAGATAAGAAGTGCTCCGGCGGCAATCAGCCCGATAACGGCCAGAATCGGGTTTGCCATCATCAGCCGTCCCAGCCACAGCACGCCGTTCCCCACGATGCCGATGGCGCTTTTTATTAATCCAAACGCGCTGAATGCTTTTATTCCCAGCACATTAAAGCTGAGCCGAAGCAGCGCCATCGGCCCAAGCACCGCCGCCAGGCCGATCATGAGCGTACCCAGCGCCAGCACAATCACGGATATGACCGCCGCTGCTTTTACCAGCGTGCCCGCCAGCTCTTTGTTGTTTTCCACCCAGCGGCGGATCACGCCAGTGACTTTCTTCACCATATTCATGATGTCCATCAACGGCGTGCGCAGTGAATCGCCCAGGCCGCTCATGGTGTTTGACACGCCGGTTTTAGTCAGCATCCACTGTGCGGAAAGTGAATCCTTGTTAATGTCAGATTCTTTCTGCATCGAACCCTTTGCAGCATCCCCCTGTGTCAGCGCCAGCTGCCTGCGCAGCTCAGGCATGTTATTGACAAGCTTTGCCGCTGCAGGACCGAACTCCTTGCCAAAGAGCATTGTCAGCGCGGGCACTCTCTTGCTATCCGGCAGTTTTTTAACCTTTTCCAGAACGCGCATGATGGTGCCCATCGCATCCGTGGTCATCTGCTTTTCAATCTTTGCCGGGTCCAGTTTCAGCAGGTCCATGCCGTCCATAAACCGGTTACTCTGCATCGTGGCTATAGACAGCTCGCGCACCATTGCATTAGCGGAACTGGCCGCAATCTCAGAGGTGGCACCCAGCGTCAGGAATGTTGAACCCAGTGCCGCCACCTGACGGAAGTTCATCCTGTCGGCCACGCCACCCATGCGCTGCAGCACATCGATGATGTCTGAACCTTTGGACATGGCGTTATCGTCCAGGTAGTTCAGCGCATCGCCCAGCTGCTCGATGTTGCGCGTGGGGATTTTGTACAGCTGCGCAATTTTTCCCAGCCCTTCGGCCAGCTCACCAGCGGGCAGCTCAAACGCCGTTGACGCCTTCGCCGCCGTGGTGGCAAAGGCCATCAGGTCGCGTTTCTGGTCCTCATAGGAATCGTTCTGGTTTGTCACCCCCATGCGCGCGCCGCCCTCAACCAGCGCGGCGTAGTCAATCGCGCCGTTTTCCATCGGCAGCTGCTCACTGGCGGCCTTGATGGCGGCCTGCATGTCATAGAACTGCTTCGTGCGGTTGCCTTTGTCGTCACGCAGTCCGTTAACCTGCTTTGCCACACCCTTCATGGCGTCTTCCATTGCTGCTGATGCATGTACGGTAGCAGCAACAGGCGCAACCATCGCCAGCCCGGCGGCGGACGTTGCCGCCCCGGCACCGGCCACGCGATCGCGCACCTCCAGCGAGCGGGAATGTCGCTCACGTACCGCGCTCAGCTTTGCCTGCCGTTCTCCCAGCTTTTTAAGCGACAGCTGCTGACGGTCAATGGCGGCGCGCGCCTCGTCCGACTGACTTTTAAGCTCGCGCTGTGCCTGGCTCAGTTTCTTCGTGTCGATACCGGCAGCGCCCAGCGCCTCACGCTGCCGCTGCACTGACAGGCGCAGCCCGTTGTAAGTCTGCTGCAGCTGGCTGGCGCGGTTTTTTGCCTGCTCCAGCACGCGGGCCTGCGCGGCGGTAGGCTTGTTTGTTTCCGTAAACTGCACGGCCAGCCGCGCCGCTTCTTCGCGGGCAGCCTTAAGGTTATTGGCAGTGATGGCAAGCTGTGAGCGGGTTTTACGGAAGCCGTCAATGCGCCCGGCCTGCGCGTCCAGTGCCTTGAGGGTATTGCGGGTGTCGCGCAGCGTGCCAGCCAGCTCACGCGTGCTGTCGCGGGCGCTGCGAAAGGGGCGCGTAAGCTTATCGACCGCGCCCAGAACGACCTGTAAACGCAGATTTTTATCACTCATCGCTGGCCCTGTGTCGCAGGATTGCTTTATGCCGCCACTCCAGCACCTCGATCAGCGTCATGGACTCGGTAACGGAGGGCGGCCAGTGAAAGACGGTGGCGATGTCCGCCACCAGATCGTCTACCGTCAGGCCGTCGCTAAATCCGACAGGACCGACTTCTTCAGCAAAAAAGTGACCACCTCTACCGACAGGCTCACCAGATCGGCGGGGTCCATTTCGTTGATTTCCTGCGTGGTCAGCGCCGGGGTAGTGATACGCGGCAGCACGGTGATCAGTGCGTTCACGTCCATGTCCATCAGCGCCTGCAGGCGGGTGCCGCGCAGCGCACCGGACTGTGGCTTGCGCACAGTGATGGAGGTGATTTCTGTTTTGCCGCGCAGGATCGGGGTGTCCAGCTCAACGGTTTTTTCATTTGGAGCGGTTTTATCAGTCATTTTTTGATTCCGTTAAAAAGAGAGATAAGCGGCAGGCTCAGCGCCTGCCGGGGTGATTACAGGCCCAGCGCGTTGCGGTGCGCCTCCATCAGGTCCTTACCGTCCACGATGTGGATCATGTTCACGATGTCGATCTCGTAAACCACTTCGCCGTTAATGGTCAGCTTTGCGTAGCTGTTGGTTGCAGACACTTTGGTGGTGCTGGATTCGCCGGTTTTCCATTCGCCGGAGTCCAGCTCCTTATAGCGGCCGCGCGTCACCAGCTCGACCGCCTGCACTTCGCCGGTGTCGTCGCGCTGGATGGAGCCGGTAAAGCGCAGCTGGATGCCGTCCACGGTTTCGGTGCCAAGCTGTTTAAACAGCAGGGCTTCAGTGCCGCCTACGGTGAACTCCGTATCCAGCGCGCCGTCGTCCAGGCCCATGTCGATGTCCACCGCACCGGCCATGCCACCGCCGCGATATTTTTCGAACTTGCGGGTGACTTTCGGCAGCGTCACGGACTCAACCAGCCCCTGCCAGTTGTTGCCTGCGTTGAACACGTTCAGGTGCTTGAGTTTGCGGGGTAATGCCATCTTTCCGTCTCCTTATGCGCTGACGCGGCTGCTGAAATCGACCAGATACTGGTCAGTGATGCGCTGGCGCAGCAGCAGGTTTTCCAGCGGGGGCACCGGCGTGTAGTCGTAATCAATCAGCAGTTTGCCCGCCTTAAGCGTGTCCTTGTCGTTCACGCTCTCGTCCAGCCAGCAGTCCGCGCCAATCAGATAGCCCTGATTCACCAGGCTGCGCAGCTTCGCGCGGATGCTCTCGATGATGTCACGGGCCAGTGACGGGTTCAGCGCGCCGTCAACGGACCACATCTGCGCTTCTGCCATCGTATCCATGAGCACCTGCGCGGTGCGGGTGTAGCACTCAAACTGAAACAGCGGTTCATCACTGAGGCAGCGGGAACCCCAGAAGCGGAAGCCGTCTTTACGGATCAGCGTGGTGACGTCGTTCTGGTTCAGCAGACCCGCATCAGTGGCCGGATCCTGCAAATCCCAGAAGACGTCTTTTGAAATGCCGGTAACGCCGTTCACGCCAACGTTTGACAGGGACTTATGCCAGCCGGTCTGCTCGTCGATTTTGGCGCGCAGGCCCAGCGCGCGGGCGGTGGCGTAGGCCGTCGCGTCCGCCTTCAGCACGGTGTCAAAATTGATGAAGTCAGGCCAGATCAGCATTCCTTCGCGCTGGCTGAAGTTGCTGCGGTAGGCAATCGCCTCTTCAACGCTCTTGCAGCCATACGCGGACAGGTAGGCAAAGCCGCGCAGGCTCTGCGCCACGCTCAGCAGTTCGGTGGCTACGGCTTTGTTATCATGGCCCGGCACGCCCAGAATGCGGGGTTTGACGCCGCACTTAGACTGCGCGGCCAGCAGCGCCTTCATGCCAGTGCGCTGGCCGTCGGTCACGCCGCCGATAATGTTGGCGGTGGTTTCCGCTTCGGTTTCGCCCTGCGGCACGCGCACGACGACGGTGACGGGTTTCGACTGATCGGCGATGGCGTCCAGTGAGCGGGCCAGCGTGCCGGACTCTCCGGCCTTACCGCTGGCGGTGAGTACGTCGGTTAACAGCACCGGGCGGTTAAGCGGGAAGGTGGCCGCGTCGGCGTCGTCGCCGGTGCAGACCAGCCCGACAATCGCGGTGCTGACGGTGGTGATGGTTCGGGTGCCCTCGCTGATTTCCTCAACGCGCACGCCGTGGTGATAATCCTGTGCCATGTGGCGGTTCTCCTGTGAAGGGGTTCCGCTATGGTCTATGGTCCGCTATGACGGGGCACGCGGTGGCTGTTGTGCCATATCTGACACAACAGGTGCGGCGTTTTCGCGCAGGGCTTTCTGTTCCGGGGCGGGGATATACCGGTAAAGCGTCTTTACTGATACGTCCAGCACCAGTGACACCTGCAGCAGCGTTGCGCCCTGCGTCAGCATCCGCCGGGCACGTTCCACCGTTTCCGGCGTCATCTTCCGCCGCCTTCCCCCGATGCGACCTTTATCACGCGCAGCGGCCAGCCCGGCGCGGGTACGTTCTACAATCAGCTCGCGTTCCATTTCCGCCAGGGCACCCATAACGTGGAAGAAAAACCGGCCCATTGGCGTGCTGGTATCGATGCTGTCGGTGAGACTACGAAAGTTCACGCCGCGTTCGCGCAGCTCTTCAGTCAGCATGACCAGATGCCGCATACTCCTGCCGAGCCGGTCCAGCTTCCACACGATCAGCGTGTCGCCGGGCTGCAAGCATCGCAGCGCCTTCTTCAGCCCCGGCCTGTCGCTGGTTTTCCCGCTTATCCTGTCCTCGAAAATCAGTTCACAATCTGCGCTCTGCAGCGCAATTCTTTGTAAGTCCGTGTTCTGGTCATTTGTTGACACCCTGATGTAACCAATCAGCACGCTGAGTTCTCCGCAAATGGCCGCAAGTTTGCCAGTGCCGCCCGGCACCGGGCCAGGTGTTTGTTTCTCGGAAACCTCGGTTTAGGCGACGCAGCAAAAAAGACAGTGGGAAGCGGTGCCGGGCAATTGCCTGACATGAGTTTTTTCTCAATCGTGAAGAGTGGAAACGGATACTGCAAATTTCCGAACGGCCTGATCCTGCAATGGGGGAGTGGCAGCTTTGCACAGCAGTCAACCACGATAGTTACGCTTCCTGTGTCGTTTCCAAGCGCCGGATTTTCACTTGTTGCTAATAAGGGCTCTTCGATTCCGAGTAAAGGGGAGTACGCAGTAGGTGTGCAGTATCGCGATAAATCATCTTTTTCTATTACAAACACCGGCCCAGATACCACTCAGCAGGGTATCTGGTGGGTAGCATTAGGAATTTAAATGAAAAAATATTCGCCCTCAAATAATGCCTTTTACGATACCGTTATTAATCGGGTGATCCCGGATGATGCGGTTAATATTACCGATCAGGCATGGTCTGATTTATTGGCCGGGCAGGCAGAAGGAAAGCTAATTGCCTGCGGTGCTGACATGCGTCCGTGTCTGACTGAACAGCCGCTGCCGACACCAGATGAACTTATCAGCCAGGCAGAAGACAAGCTCAGTAGGCTTAGGCTGGAAGCTGATGCGGCCATACAGCCCCTGCAGGATGCGAGCGATTTAGGGATAGCGACAGATGATGAAGCAAGCCAACTTATCGTATGGAAGAAATACCGAGTTATGTTGATGCGGATTAGTAAGGAAGACAAAGAAAATATTATATGGCCTAAAAAACCCACAAAATAAAAAGCCTTCGGGCTTTTTATCACTTAATCCTTTAAAAGAGGGCTACAACCTTAATCCCTCTATTAATCTAACACTCGATAATAAACCAAAAGGAATGTGTGGCGCAAAGCTTGGAGCTTTCGAAAGCCTATCATTCCTGTCTATTTTTTTTCGTCTGTAGTTGCAATATGCCTATCAACTCTGGAGTTTTCAGCTTTACCAAACATATAGCCTAAGGAAAGTGTTATAACTGGAGTGAAGACAGCCCAAGACTCCTTAATGTTATTTAAAACATTTACGCCATTATTGTTGTAAATATCAATAATAACCAATACTGCAACTAAGCATGCATATAGAGTCAATGTAAATGTTATAACAAACCAAACAACGCTACTTTTAGCATCATCTCCTGTACCTATTTTATCTGAATATCTCTCTACCTTACTGTCATTAGTTCCTGCCCCATCGATGGATTTATTATAAACTGCACCAACCGCTGACTGGTTAACTGGCTCTCCCTCTCCAGCCCTGTTATAGTTTACCATTAGATATCCCTAGTAAAGTTTATATCTAAAATTCGTGTGGTGCTATTAAACAGAGAACTTTTAAAATTTATATAATATTTCTTCCCCTCGTTTTCAAAAACATACATTGGCTCGCCGATTAATCCTTCCTCTACTGGGCTATGCAAAAGGAAATTACGACAAAGAATAGTCATGCCCTGACCATCGTTATCAACATTAGTTGTTATGTGCCTTTCATTATTGTTTTTATTTTTATCATACATAAAGCTAAGAGTTATTCTTGCTCCACCTTCGAATCTAAAGACAGCTTTACCTTCCGCCTTCAAAATTAACTTTTCACTAACTACCAATTGTTTTCCATCAATTTCAATATTCATTTATTTTGTCTTAAAGAGAATGATTGTTAAAATAGAAAAAAATAAAACCACGCAGCCTGGGGTTATGACCAGTCTATGAATTTTAGAGCCAAGATCCAAGCCTTTTACCCTTATTATTTTAAATATAATATAAAACAACAAGCAAAGGGAAAGGGTCAGTATTACCAAGGTTATTAGTATAGCAAGCATGTTGCTTTCCGTAAGGTTTGATTACGTATAACAATACTGCAAACCAAAAAAACAATAAAGTTTTTTATCTTATTTTAGCTACGTGAGTGCTGCGTTGCTCGACTTAACCAAGCGTGCATGATGGGTAGAGCTTGGCCACCAAGTCCCATGCTTAGGATATAACCGTCGAAAATGCAGTTTAGAATAACTTTTCTCTCTAACGCATTCAGGGTATTTATGATAACGGCATAAAACTCTATCAAAGCTTAACTATCGCTTTTAGATACACAAGCGCCAGATCACATATGAACTGGCGCTTGTGTTCATTCCGGCTTTATGGGCCATTCAATTTTAGGTGCTTTACTGGTGTCAATTCGGTTTAGTGCCACCCGGTAACGCTTCCACTCTGAGAGGAGGTTAGTCTCTTCGTCAGTTGAAATGCCGATATCAACTGCATCCTGTAGCGGCGCGATTATCCTGTTTGCCTCATCCATTTCGGCGGCCAGCCTGCTGCTGGCAATCAGTACCGCATTCTCTGTATCCGTTACCGGGGCAGCAAACACGCCGTCACTGTAGCGATAATTTACATCAGGCTGTTCTGGAAGTCCGGTGATCTCCACCCATTCCAGCGAAGGGTGATAGAGTTTTTCAGGCTTCACATTCAGCGCGACAATTTCCACGACTCGCTGATTTTCGATGCGGGCATAAGTTTTCATCAGCTGTATTCCTCAATAAAAATAATGCCGTCCGAACCATAGTTGCCAATAAAGGGATCGGATCGGGTATTACCGCCACCTCCAGTCCCAAAAGTTTTCCCTTTACCGGATAAATTACCATCCCCGCTTCGCTTGCCGCCACCCCAGTAACTTACACCGCCATCACCAGAACCGCCCCGATAAGGGTTTGTGGTCGTCGAGATAATGCCGGGCGCATCGCTGCCGTCACCACCCTGAATATTCAAATCGCCGCCAACTGCCGTTCCGCCCGCGCCGCCCGCATCACCCGATGAAGTATTAACGCCGTTGCCCGCCGTCAGCAGGCCATTGAATGTGCTGCTTGTTGCTGACAGGGTTTCATCGCTGCCACGGCCTACCACGCCAGGGTAAGTTTTGGTGTCGTCCACGTTTAGCCATGCGATGACCGTTCCGCCCGCACCACCGCCTGCGCCACGGCTTGTGAAGCCGCTGCCCCATCCAAGGTAGCCGTAACCTCTGCCGCCGCCGCCGGTCAGGATAATCCTGATGCGTTTCGTTCCGGGCGTAGGATTGTAGTTGATTGCTCCAGGCATGGTAAAAATCTGGCGGCCAATAATACGCCCTGAGAATTTTTCTGTTAAACCGAGGTTTTTGAGAAGGTCCGCAATCAGCCCGGCGTCTTTGATTTCTGACAGGGCATTTGCAATCTGCAGGTACTGGCTGTGAGGGTTATCAGCATCAGCATGTTTTTTCATTACGCTGTCTGTGTATGCCTTCACTTCGATAACGGCATCATCCACATACTTCCGCGTTGCCAGCACCACGGACGGGTCAATCTTCAGGGTGATAGCGTCGGTGCTGTTAATGATCAGCATCATGCGCACGGTCTGCGTGCGGCCACTGCCTTCCTGCAGTGCGGGTTTGTAGGTTTCCGGCGTGTTGCAGACCGCGATCAGCGTCCCGTCCGCGTCGAACAGGCCCATTTCCCGGATCCAGAACCCGCCCGACGTTTCGGGGATCACCTGTTCGGCAATCATCTGGCTGGCGTTGGCCGGGTCAATGCTCAGCGTATTGATGGCGGCGCGGCGCACCTCGTTAACCAGCTTCGTCTGGCTGGCGTTCGGTGTCGGCAGCGTGCCGCCGCCGTCGCCCACGGCCATCTGCGTGATATTCAGTTTTGTACCGAGTGCGGCAGCGTTGGCAATCTTCGCCGCGCCCTGGTTGGTGACAATTGCATAGTATTTTTGTGTCATGGTCCCACTTCCATCAGGTCAATAACGTGAACCGCCGCGCCGCCATAAACTGCGCCGCTGACGGAAATAATTTCGGGGGTATACGGGTAAACGGTCAGGTCATCACCGTCATAGCTGGCCGCCGCTATAAGCGTCTCACCGCTGACCTGCAGGTTTATCGACATTCCCAGCAGGTGACGGCTGCACGGCTTCGCATCGCTGATCAGCCGCTCAAGCTCCTGATAGGTTTCTTCAGTTATGCCCTGGTCCTGCACGCCAATGTCCAGCCGGAACGTGCCGGGCGGCTCACTGGTTTTCCACCACTCAATAACCCGGATCAGGAAGCCGAACGGCTCCACCACGCGGCGGATGGCGCTGATGGTGCCTTTGTGCTGATGAATGTAAAACGCATCGCTCACCACCTGCCTTTTGACGCTCTCCGCCCAGCTTTCGTCCCAGCGGTCCACCGAAAAGGCCCAGGCCAGATAGGGCAGAAAACTCACCGGGCAGGTGGCCGGGTTCCACAGGTCGCGCAGCGGCACGTTCAGCCCGGTAATCCCGCTGCACGCCTGCGCCAGACGACGCTCCAGCGCAGATGAGCCGGGCGGCATCAGGCTGCTGTTGCTCATGTCACCCCCTGATCGCCCGCCACGGAAATGTCCGTGCTGGTGCAGTAACCCGCCTGCGTGCGGTCCATGATGATGTCCTGCGCCGGTTCGGTGATTTCCACCCAGTCCACACCGGCCACACGCATCACCGCCCCGTAGGACTCACGCCGCACGCTGCGCCCCAGCTTTTTCTGTTCAGTAAGGTAAGCTGCCAGATTAGCGTTTGCCGCCTCAAGGCAGGGACCGGCGGCTACCCCGTCGAACAGGTGCAGCCTGGCCTTCACGCTGTAGCTGTGAATAGTCGCCCCCTGAACCGTCACACGGTCGGCCACCGGGCGCACGCTGTCGGCGCTTAGTGCTTTGTCCACTGTAGTCAGCAAATCAGCTGCCGCCGTGCCGTCGCCTTCGCGACTCAGGACAGTGATGAGTACTCTCGCCGGTGACGGGCTGATGGCTGACACGTCCTGCACCCGGCCATCGGCGCTTTTAGCGTGAAACTCATACGCGCCCGTCGGTCCGGCCACGCTCAGCCCCTCAAACGCCTCCGGCACGCGGACGCGCAGTGCGTCGTCTGATTCCATCACTGCATCCACCGGCGGCACCGCGTCGGGATTCGCAGGCGTAATGGTCAGCCGCTTCACGTTATTGCGGGCGGCCTGCTGGTCCAGATCGCTGCCGATTGCATAGGCCACCATCACCGCCTGCGCCGCCTCGTTAATGCGCTGGCGCAGCAGGATTTCCCGATAGGTGTTTTCCTGCAGGCTTTTCACAATCGGCTCAGACTCCAGCGCCAGCACGCGGCGCATGGCGGCCTGTTCATCCGCCGGATAAAGTGCAATCAGCGCCTCTTTGCGCTCAGCCAGCAGCGATTCAAAGTCCGGCACCTCAATAATCTGCGGTGCGGGCAGCTGGGAAAGATCAATTACTGCCACTGTTCACCCCCGTTGGTACAGACATAGCAACCGGCGAACCGTCATCCCGCTGGCCGGTCAGTTCAACCACCATAGAGCCGTCAAAGTCGCTGGTAAGGTTTACGGTGCTCAGCCTCACGCGAGGTTCCCAGCGGCTGATGGCGACATACACCGCCGCCATCACCTGCAGGCGGATCACGTCGTTCTGCGGCTGGTCAATCAACACGGACAGCAGCGAGCCGTAATCACGCCGGGCGATGCGGCTGCCTTCTGGCGTAATCAGGATGTCGCGCACGCTCTGCCGAATGTGCTCGATGTCGGTAATGGCTTCGCCGTTGTCGCGGTTCATGCCGAGGTACATCATTGCGGGCCTCCTGACAGATCACCGCCACTCTTAACTTTGTCGTGTAAGTGCTTATCAGCAATTACACCGTTAGAACTCATTGAACCGCCGCCGTGTGTTACATCGCCGTTCATCGTGGTGTCACCGTTGATCCGTGTCTGGCTGGCCTCTATCCCCAGCGCCTCGGTGATCAGCTGAATGCCGTCCGCCGCTTCAATGCGCACGCTTTTGATGTTCTTTATCAGCAGCTGGCCGGTTTCCGGCTCGTACTGAAACCAGCCTCCATCCTTAAACACGGTGGTGGTGCCGTCTTCCGAGTAGTCAGGCGGCGGGAAGGCTTCGGAATAAATGGCAGGCAGCGCAAAGGCAGTTTCAAGATTGCCGCCCAGACTCAGCAGCACGACCTGTTCCCCGACGGTGGGCTTCCACCATGTGCGGGTGTTACCGGCGCGCAGGGTGAGCCAGTTAATCCAGTTGGTTTCGAGGTCGCCCGTTTTCACCCGGCACAGCCAGTTCACCGGATCCACTTCGGACACGGTGCCGGTACGGATCAGGTTGGTGATAAGGCGCATAATTTCGGTAATGTGAGTATTCATTTGTACAGCTTGATTTATGTTTACAAGATTGGGTATAAAAATGCGTTGTATAAAAAACCACACAAAAAAGGGGTTAAGATGGCTAGGCTTTACGATATGGAAGAGTTAGTAGGTCAAGTTATAGATGAAGATGTTAAGCAGTATATGAGGGAAGCTTTGACCTGTTATATGACAGGTGCCTATAGAGCAACGATTGTACTAACCTATATCGCACTTTTCGATGACATATTTAAAAAACTCGAACAACTGGCCAAAGTAAATAAAGTCGCAAATAAAATCTTCACTTCTTCATCCAAAAAAAGACAAGAGCAGGAAGTCTTTGAATATGATCTGATAACTTCACTTAAAAGCACAGGATTAATGAGCGAAATGGAGGTGACTTTCGTTGATATACTTAGGCAGCTCAGGAATAAATCAGCCCATCCTTCAGGTCATTTGCCTTCGGCAGAGGAGGCAAGGTTTATATTTTATGAAGCCATTTCAAGGTTTTTAAGTAAACCGATTTTATCTACTAAAACAATTGTAGAGCAAATAATATCTCGAATGGGTGAGTCTAATTTTTTTCATTCCACTAATGTTGACGTTATGGCTAAAGTTGCTCGTAAAGAACTTAGTAACATCCATCCGGAAGCTATACCATTTTTAATTTCCAAGCTTGTTGATTCATTGAGCAACAAGGAAATCCAGTTAAACTCAAAAAGATTACTTTGCGGTATGGCTTTTTCACCTCCTACGGAAAATACGCTTACTCAGTTAAGAGAAAAAATCATTGAAGCTAAAGCATCTGATCCTGAATATTATGAGCTAATCTGTGAGCTTCTTTCCTCAAACGGTGATTTGTACAAAGAACTTCACGATGTATCCTATGGGAGAATTAACAACCTACTTTCAGAAACTGTTAAAAAAACAGGACTACAGATACAATACGATTTTTTACTTCATCCGATAACTGTTTTTGAAAGCCTACTGAGTTCATCCCCACCCAAAGAAATACTAGAAAAAAATGAAGACTCCTTTAAGTTGCTCCTTGAAAAATTTCTTTACTCCTCTTATTTGATTGAGGAGCTTAAGGATTACGTTTTAGTAAGAGGGAGAATTGGTAAAAAACTAATGGAGAATGCAGGATCCAATGATTTTGGAGTAGCAAATGATTTTGCGAAAAATATTTACAATCTCGATATAATAATATCAGAAAACTATACGGATAGATTTTGCTTTAGATTATTATCATCGGTGCTTAAAGCATCAAACTCTGGAGCGTTTTCTTCAGAGAGCCTTATCAAAACTAAATTCAACTCTCTCCCTTCCATTAAAGAGAAAGCCAAGAAATATAACTTTGAGCATCCCGATGCTGCTAAAGAACAGTTTATAATGATTTTGGAAAAAGATGATGAGTTTGATTATTTCATAAATACTGTAATGAAATAAATTAAGCCAACCATCTCGATAATTTTTCTATAATAATACTCAAGCTTGACTCGTCCAATCCCAGCAGTGGACGTTCCGCATATTTCACCATCGGCCCGCGACGACTTACCCTGTCGCGCAGGCCGTAATGATGAACGCGGGCCAGCTTCTGCACCGCCGGAACAAAAGCAACCTCTGCGGCGTCTGTATTTGCCCGCGCCTTGAGATACTTTGCCGTTTTAAGCTTCGCAAACATGCCTCGACGGATGCGCCCCTTTTTACTGCGGGCGCTGACGCGGCGCGGCTCCCATGCGGTGCCGTCCGGGGAACGCTGCGCGGTGATGTTCACCTGCTGAATGCGCCGCACGTCTCGCGCCACCTCGCGCAGCATCTTTTTCCGGGCCGCCGGTTCCAGCTGTGACAACAGCGCCGCCAGCCAGGCATCTACTTCATGCAGTTCAGCCACGTTTCGCCGCCCAGAATTCCTCCGGCACGTCAGGCTCCGGCACTGCCTCGATCCGGGCTTTTCCGTCTTCGGCGGTCGCTATCACGCGCTCGGTCAGCTTCAGGTCCATGCTGATGTCGCAGCGGTCATTAGCCAGAATATCGACCTCAAACGAAAACAGCTTTTCGCGCGTCTCACTGTTCTGCAGCGCGTCGGGCTGGTTTTCCCGCAGCCACAAAAGCACCGGGGCCATCAGCAGATTTTGATCGCCGGTGAAGTCGGTGATCACCACGTTCAGCGTGTAGCGGTACTCCCACGACAGGGACGCGGCGGACGTGGCTACCAGCTGACCGCTGTCTACGAACAGGTGCAGGCGGTCCGGGTTTTCGGCCACGTAAGGGACCGACTTATTCAGGGCGCTGCGTAAGGACTGCGGCTTGTTCATCGTCTTTTTCCTGGCAGCTGATGATGGTATCGACCTTACCGGCACACGCCGCCCAGGCGGCCTCCGTTTCATCCAGCAGGGCCAGAAGGTCGCCGTTAGTGCGCGGCGCTGCCGGGCCCAGCTGGCAGCGAGTGATTTTCGGACAGCCACTCACGGTAAGATTCACCTCCTGCGAGGGCCGGTCGCTGGCGCAGCCGGATAACAGGATCAGGCAAAGTGGTATCACTCCAGCGGCGCAGGTCTTCATTTTCACGTTTAAGTTCCTCAATTTTTCGCTGCCGGTCGCGCAGCAGCTGGCTGTTGCGTTCGGCGGCGGCGTAAAGCTGCGTCTGTGCCTGGCTGCTGGTCTGCGTCAGGATGTTCAGGGCAATCAGCTGGCTGTTTTTCTGGCTCAGCTTTTTTCCCTGAGTTTCTATGACTGCCTCATGCGCGTGAATCTTCTGATAGGCGTTGTGCAGGTTCCACGACTGCCACAACACAATCCCCAGAAAAAAAAGAACCATCACGATGATGTTCTTCATGTGCTCAGACTCCCTTAAGGCACCATGCCAGTTCACGTCCGCGCCGGTTATCCAGCCCCTGATTGAATACGCCTTTTACGTACACCCAGCGCGGCAGCTGGTAACACGCCTCGCGCCACTGGCCCTTTTTCAGCAGCACCACCATTGTGGAGCCGCATACGTTGCCGGTTCCCACGTTGAACGCCAGCGACACCAGCGCGTCATAAACCTGCTGCGGCATAGAGACCGCCACGCAGCGCGCCAGTGCCGCCTCAGTGCGTAACACGTTGGTGATGAAATTCCCCGCCGCCTGCCGTTCCGTGATGGACTTACCCGGCACAACGCCGGACGTGTTGCCGATCCCGTCGGTCCACTTTCCCGCGCTGCACTGGTACGGCTGCAGGCGGCAGCCCTCATAGTCGGCAATCAGCCGAAGCCCCTCCACGGAGGTATGCAGCTGCTGAAAACCGGGCATCGTGGCGGCCAGCGCCAGCACCACGCCCACGGCGCAGCGTTTAACGGTCTGCAGATTCATACTCCCCCCGCGTAATGCGCCCGCTTGCCAGCAGCTGGTAGGTTTTGTGTTTGTAGTACCAGCTGATAAGCGCCATCAGCAGGCCGATTAACACACCGGCCACGGTGGACATGTCTTTCAGGTCCATGCCGCCCAGCCACGCCATCACCACCGCAATGCACCAGGTTAAAAAGGTGCTGATTTTTTCCCACATGATTCAGTCCCAAAGCTGGACGGCCTGCACGGTAGCCGTCGTTGTCACGTCCGGCAGCTCCACCTCCAGCCCGTGCGGTAAGAGGGGGCCGTGCTCCGCCAG